ATGAATTATAAAGAGAAAATTGTTGAATTATTAAAAGAGAATATGACAGAAAAGGGATTTAAACTTTGGAAAGGAATTGATAAAATCCTTCCGGATATATGGGAGCTACCAACTGCATCAACAGGAAAATATCATCGAAAATTAAATGGAGAGATTCCCAATATAGCAGAGCATGTTTATCATATGCTATACTCAACTTCAAAATTATTAAAAATGTTTAACGCCAGAAAAAAGACGACTAGTGCAGATAAGTTGTTTTTAGCTGTTGTTTTACATGACTCACTAAAATACGGAAAATTAGGCACGAGAGTTCACACAGATACAACTCACGACAAATTAGCTGGTGATATGATTGCTTCAAATAAAGAGACTTTCCTCAAATTATTCACTGAAGAACAATTTTATATTTTAGAAGAAGCTGTAAGGTTTCACTCTGGTCGATGGTCAACTGATGTACCTAGAAATAAAGATTTTAGTTTCAGTGATTATAATCCTGAGACTCTCTTTGTACACATGCTAGATATGATGAGTACATATGATTTAATTCAAACAGATGTGAGGGACTAATGACATTAGCAAGCACTGCACTTGTGCCAGAATTTCAATACTATTTTTATAACTTTGTTATAAGTTCAATTATTAATAGATATGAAGTTCCAGCACCAGTTCCGGTTGATGAAACATTTTTAATTTCAGGAACTGTAGTTGAGTTATTGTGCAGTGATACTTTTCCATATGATAACTATACTTACTTATATACAAATGAGAGCAGAAAACAGTGCTGGCCAACTTTAACCAGACAAAGATTGATGGTTTATCCTTCATCTCAATATTATATTCCTGATAGTGCTGGTGATAATATATTTGATTTAAAAGCACATGATTTTATATTATTAGATGCACTTTTAAAATACAGGCATGATTCTACAGCAGTAACTATAATTGATTCAACTGCTGTTCAATTTATAGATTCAACTGCAGGAGCAATACTTTATGCGAATTTTGAGTCATTGAATACTCCGTTGTCCCAACTTATTTACTTATATCTTGATTTGAAAATATATAATAGGTATCATGATTATGATAACTTGAATTTAATTACTACAGGGACTCTGCTCGAAACATGTTTTGAATTTAAGTTAATTGATGAATATTTTGCATTTATGACAAATAGAGAAGTGTCTTTTGATATTGCTTGTTCAACGTAAGGAGATTAAATGGCTAATAAGATAGACTTATTTTGGGAGATATTCAAGTCAGTAAGTGGTGAAACTGCTGATATTACTGATGTTTTAAATGCTCTCTCTAAAGCTGATAGAACAAAAGTAGAGAGTTACTTTAGTAATGTCATTGACCAAGTTTCATTTGGAACTACTGATTGGAATAGACTTAGAAAATTTCTAGTTAATCTATATGCAACTCATAGGTCACTATCTACTTATTCAACACAAATCTCTGATCCTCATTCATTAACAAACTCAGATTTAGATGAATTATTTAGAAGTTTTGGTTATCCGCATTCCGCACAGTTAAAGGGATCTGATGAAAACCCTTTAGAACAAAAAATTCAATTCTTCCTTGATTTGGTTAATCTTTATAAAGTCAAGGGAACCCCACAATCACTAGTAGATGTCCTTCAATATTATGGTGTAACTGAAGTTGATATATACGAATTTTTTATAAAACTCCAAGATCAAAGTACATTATTTTTTGAAGGTAAAGCTGTTGCTGGTACGTCAATAGATCCAACTATTATTCAATTTCCATATCCTAATTTGACTTCTGGAGATCCTCATTGGTTATATACACATGAACAAATTTTACAACTAAATAGAGATCTTAAAATTAATCTTCCAAGTAAAACTCCATATATAGGTATTCAACCTCTTGTAGATCTTGAAGGTGCAGAAGTTGCTATATTATCTAGAAAAGTTCAAGACCAATATGATTACTATCTTTCTACAGGTGACCTTCCAGAAGCAAATGCTGAGATAACATATATTAAAGAAGTTAGAACTCTTTTAGAATTATATCTTTCTACTTTATATATGTTTAATAAGCTTTTCAATGTTGGTTTTGATCCACCATTACCAAGACCAGACGGAGCGGGATATCTTTGTTATGACGGAACCAATACTAGTTCTGTAGATATAATAACTGAGTTCAATCTAATAACTTCAGTTCCAACTAGTCGTTCTGACCGAGAAGAAAAATTAGCTCAATATTATGATTTATTTACAAGATTAATTCCAGATAATTTTTTGGTTGATAGAAATAGTCCGGAATACTATCTAAACTCAATTGCACCTGATATTAAAGCGCAATTAGATGCTTCTGGTACTCCTTATGATGTTCTATATTCATTATTCAAAGATGTCGCTATCTGGGTTAGAAATAATATTGGTTTAGGATTCTTGAACTTTGGTTATATCCTATTTGGAATTCAAGAATTCTTTAAAGATTTAGAGCCTGTTATTGACTTTTTTAAACCTATTAGAGCAAGATTATTGTTATTAGAATCTCTTCAAATCAGAAATAGATTATTTAATAGTATTCTTATTGAAGATCAAATGTCAATTGATGCTTCTTTAGACTTTCATGATTTTTTGACTGGAGATAGTATACCATGTTGTTCAGAAGATAGTTATTGTAATGAAGACGCAACTTGTATAATTAGATGTGATGAATGTACTACTGGAACAACTGAATGTCATAGAGAAATTATCTATGATTCAACTAGTTCAGTAACATGGAAAGGACTTTGGACTAGTGGTTTAGTATATGCAATTAATGATGTGATACCAGATAAAAATAACAATCAATATATTTGTATAAAAAGCCATCTCTCTGGTGTTGGTACAAAACCACCAACGGGAGCTGATTGGGCGACATATTGGAAAGTATATAGTCAAATAGTTTGTACAGATACAACTTCTGGGGCATCGTATTATTGTAGAGATACATATGATTGTGGTTCAGCATACGATTATGGTGCAGTTGTTGAAAAGAATATGCGTATTGATCAAACAGAAATTGTGCATGATCGTTTAAGATGCCCATCTGACAGTTCTGCATTTGTAGTTACGGAGGTTCTATCTGGTTGTGATTCAACACGAACAGAATTATATTATCCAAGTGATTCAACAACACCAATAGCTCTTACAGGTTGTGATGGTACAGCAATAAATATATATCAGTCTTCTGGTTTTAGAGATTTTGATAAAGATGGTACCTTTGACTGTACACATGGTTTTGATCTGGTCTTTATAACTGTTCAACCGCCAGAGGCTTATCTAATGCAAGAGACTTTCCCACTTGATCCTAATTCAAAAATCTTACAAGAGGATGGATTTGGAATCCTATTACCTTAATTCAGATACCTGCCTCACCTATCCTAGATTATAACTCATTGATTTTAGTCCAAATCTAATCATTTCACTCAAGTAAATAACTTTCATTTTTAGAACAAAATATAAACTTGTGTATATATTTATAAAATTAAATTTAAGAGGAGGAGAATTCTTTTAATGGCAAAAACTTTTAAGGAGCAGATTATACAATTAGGCAAAACTACTCTTTTGAATAATAGAGAAATAGCTAGAATTGTTGGATGTTCTGAAAGAACCGTAAGCAAATATGCAGGTTCGTTTACTAATAGATGTAAATTTAAAACATCTAAAGATATTGACATGTTTGAAATACAAAAATCTATTTTGCTTCCTGATATTCATTATCCACATTATGATGATAGGGTAATGGATGCAGTTGGTGAGTTCATGGTGGATTATCAACCTCATGAATTAGTTTATATGGGAGATCAAATGTCTCTTGATTGTATTTCAGCATGGAATAAAAGAAAACCTTTATTAAAAGAAGGACAAAGATTGTTAAAAGATTATAAAAACTTTGATAAGGATATACTTCAGCTTCATGAAAAGATTACTGGTCCAGATACAGATCGAGTTTTTATGATTGGTAACCACGAGAAAAGAGTTGATTGGTATATTGAACAAAATCCAGAGTTAGAAAATATTATTGATATTGACAGAAACCTTCAATTAACTGAACGAGGGTATAAAATTATCCCATTTAATGGTATTTATAAAATTGGAAAACTCAATGTAATACACGGTTATTATTGGAATAAATATCATGCAGCAAAAACAGTTGATGCATTTGAAGGTAATGTTGTTTACGCACATGTTCATAATCCCCAATTATTTGCTAAAGTTTCTCCAGTAGACCGTAAAGGTTATCATATGGCTACTGCCTTACCATGTTTATGTAATATCAGACCAGATTATAAAAAGAATGCACCAAATTTTTGGATAAATGGTTTTGGTATTGTTGAGCATTTACCTGCCACTGGATATTTCAATCTTTATACAATAATAATTATTGATGGTTCATTTATGTGGAATGGTAAGTATTACGGAAAAGAAATTTAAGCAAAAAAAGAATGGGGTGAACCAATCGCCGACGAGGGGTTCCCGGGTGGTCGCCTGAGAAATCTCGTCACCCCATTCTTTTCAACTATTCAGTTGACTCTCCATTGTAGAAATCAATCTGAATTTGTTGACCTGTTTTTGGATTTGCTATAATTAAAAAGTTTTTGTCGTAGAATATTAAACATTTATCACTGATCATTCTTCGGGGCAAATGGGGATATAATTTGTCATGTGATTGTTTAACTGGAAATGGAGTTTTTTGCAGAACCCTAAAACCTCCTCCAGACCAGGAGTCTACATTAAAATCTGACATATCAACTAAATTTTCCTTAACCTCTTTATTAACCGGACCAGTGAAACGACAAAATGCACAAGAATCTTTAACTTTCTCTTCTACTATCGGAAATTCATTCTTCTTTGCGCATTTATCACAATAGCAAATAAATAGATCACTCATTGTATATCTCCTTAAGTTCTTTGTTAATATCTTGTCTTAGATTTTCAAATTTCTTAAAAAGAATTTTTTCAATATCAACCCCTTTCTTTTTTAAATTTTTTTCTAGACGTTTAAGTGATTTGCTGTGTTTGTTTTTATCTTTATGAACCATTTTTATCTCCCGTAACATTTCCCTTTCCATTCTGTCAAATCTTTTCCACATGTGTTACAGTGATAACCCATACCAGGAGTTTGTGATCTTCTACAAACCCTCGAATCTATTATACAACCACAATTCCAACAATGATTAATATAAACAGTTGCAGCAATATGTATAGGTGGAAATAATTTTTGTTGACTCACAGTAGCAGCTTGCGCCAATTTTTCCCTAATTGATTGATCACAGATGTTTTTCATAACCATAAATAACCTCCTTTTAAATAATTAAAATTTTAGGATTAAATCTTATCACTAATTAATATATATAGTTAGAACAATATATAAATACCTGCACGGTAGACACCAATGGACTTTAAACAAAATTTTGAGGTCTTAGTCCATGACCTGTTAAAGGAGGAACTATCATGACGTATAAGGATAATTTCGTAGTTGAAGTAAAACACAAAGGCAAAATCCTGAGAATAAGGGATGGAGCTGTTTACCTACCATTTGGAAGTGAATACTCTTTACTTCTAAAAAATCTCAATTCAAGAAAGGTTTCTGTAAAAGTTCACATTGATGGTCAAGATGTTCTTGATTATAGTTCGTTAATTTTAGAACCAAATTCTAGTACTGAATTAGAAGGGTTCTTAAGTGGAACTGTTGCTAGAAATAAATTCAAATTCATTCAAAAAACTAAAGAGGTTCAAGATCATCGTGGTGATCGTGTAGATGATGGTTTGGTTAGAGTTGAGTTTGCATTTGAGAAAGAGAAACCTGAAATTAGAAAGATCATAACTGAAAGACATGAACATCACCACCATCATTATGACTATTATCATTGGTGGCCACGTTTCACTTATACTTGGGATTCTAAGACAAAATGTGGTTCAGATGGATCATCTGGCGGGGTTATGAGATCTATTGCAGAAACTAACTCAGGTGGTGATGAACAAAATATATCATATTGTTGTAATAATATTCAAATGGATTCTCTTGGTATTGAGTCATTGGGTCAACCATTAGATGATGAAGGTATTACTGTAAAAGGTTCTGAATGTTATCAATCTTTTAGATATGGAACAATTGGTGAGCTTGAACAAAGCAAAGTTATTGTTATTAATTTAAAAGGAATGGCTGATTCAGGTTCGCAAGTCGAAAAACCAGTTACAGTAAAAGATAAACTAACCTGTCCAAGTTGTGGAACAAAATCTAAATCAACATTTAAATTTTGTCCAAACTGTGGTACATTTTTAGAATAAAAATATTTTCGTGTAGGTAATTTGCTAGGTCATAGAGTCTTGATGAAAAAATATGCTTCATGAGACTCTATGACCTTATTTTCGTCGGAACTAAACGAGCAATAAAATAAGAACAAAATATAAATGAAAAGGTCGTATTTATTTTTAACTGTAGAGAAGGAAACTAAATTATGGAAAAAACAAAGGTCACAACTATAGAAGCTAGAGATTTCTACGGAGATAAATGTTTAGTTGACCAAGTTAATACAAACAAATCTCATTCTAGAAAACCAGAGGGTGAGGTTCACGTATTTGAAATTACAGATGATGGGCAAAAGAAGATAATACATAAAAGTAATCTGGTTGTTTATTTAGGGCGAGAAACGTTAGCACAAAGATTGGTGTATTTGGATAATCCTTATCTTGTTACTCCAACAAGAGATGATGTTTTATATTGGTTTGGAGTTGGAGATGGTGGTGTACGACCTGCAGATCCGCTTGATCCAGTACCTCCAATTAATAACGATGAAGCATTATATTCAAATGTTATGATAAGTGATTCGACAGCATCATATGGAGACTATCATGTTTCTGGAGGACTTTATCCACAAACTGGTTTTTATAAAAAGAAATTTGATGACGTTACTTTTGAACAAGATACATTAAATGACGGTAAATATTTAGTAGTTAAAGTTGAAGTTACAATTGGGGTTAATGATGCAAATGGTAATCAGTTGAGTGAAGCTGGATTATTTACAGCTCCAAATGATGATCCAGGATCAACAGGACCATTTAGTTTATTTGCAAGAGTAACATTTCCATCATTAGTTAAAACAGATGAACGTAGATTACTTTTTGTCTGGTATTTATATTTATAAAGAAAATTGTTTTAAAAGGTTTGAAAGCGTATCTATAAATAAATAGAATAATTATTTTAAAAAAAGTTTTAAAGGATATTTGATAAATTAGAAAAAAATTGAAAATAGAGTAGAGAAACATTAATAGGGAGGATACGCTAATGGCAAATGTTTCGCCAGGAGTTTTCACTAAAATTATTGACCTGTCTACGTTTGTTCAGGTCGTTCCATCTACAATTGGATTTTTATGTGGATTCTCAAATAAAGGAAGAGATAATGAACTAGTTTTTGTTGGTTCTAGAGCTGATTTTATTAGTGAATGGGGCGAACCAAATATTACAGATTTTGGAAAGAATTTTGGTCAAGGTCCATATATTGGCTACAATCACTTAGGTGAATCTGGAGCTTTATATTGGATGAGACTTTTACCAGAAGATGCAACTTATTCTAATATAAGATTAGATGCACAATTAGCTGCTGCTGACGCTACAGCAAGTATTTCAATTACTTATGTTGATAGTTTAAATACATATGATGAAATTGAAACGAATTTAGAAACTGTTGGTGATACACAACCAATTTTATTCTTATATCCAATTGGAAGAGGAGATTTTTATAACGCACTTGGAATAAGATTAACAGAACATTCAAATCCAACATTATCTGGAGTTTATGTTCTGGATATCTATGAAAAACAATCTGATGGAGATGATGTTATCATTGAATCATTTGATGTTTCATTAAATCCAGATGCAGTTGATAATGCTGGAGATTCAATTTTTATAGTTTCGATTCTTGAAACATATTCATCTGTTTTGAGAGCTTGTATGACTTTATCAAATGGTGATTATACTGATGGTTATAATTTAATTGCTAGAAATTATGATAAAGAAATTGGAACAGTTTCTGTTGATTTAACAACTGGAACTGCAAAAATTGCTGATAATAAGCAAGATTTTTCTGATTGGCAAACAACTCCAGAAACAGGCAATTCTAGTTATGTTATTGTAGCAAAAGATGGAAAGGGAAATGAAATCTGGGGTTGGTTAGGTGCTTCAGGTGGAGTTGATAATGAAGAAGTAAATGTATTTCCATCTAGAGATCTAACTGGTGCAACTCAAGGTTGGAATGGAAGTGTTTCATCATTTGATGTTAATTCAACCATTACCTACTATATTAAGAAATCATATGCAAGTGCTGCTTCAGCTTTTACATCTTCAGAACCACAACCATTGAGAAAAGGGTCTGAAGGTACATTAAGAAGTGCTGATGGAACTTTAGATACTTCTGAAGCTGAAACTTTACTTGAGCAAGCTTATTCTGGATTGATTGATGACTCAATTTTGGATCCAGAAAATGTTTATTTTACGCTTGTTTATGATGCTGGTTATCCAACAGATGTTAAAACTGCTATAAGTAGTTTGTGTCAAACACGTAGGGATTGTGTTGGTATTTTGGATAATGGTGATAACTCATCTGTTAATTTAGCTTTAGCTGATCGAGTTAATAGTCATACATATAATACTTACTTTGTAGCACTTTATGAATGCTTCAATAAAGTGTCTGATCCATTTACTGGAGAGGATGTTTGGTTCTCACCAATTTATCATATGTCTTACTTAATTCCAAGAAATGATAATGTTGCAGAAATTTGGTATGCGGCTGCTGGTTTCCAAAGAGCAGCTATTGATTCAATTAAGGAATTGAGATTTAATCCAACATTAAGTCAAAGAGATCAAATGTATCTGAAACAATTGAATCCAATTGTAAAATTCGCTGCTGGTTATGTTGTTTGGGGTCAATTGACATCTCAAGCAAAAGCTAGTGCATTACAAGACCTAAATATTGTAAGATTAGTTCTTTACTGTAAGAGAGCTATTGAGCAATATTGCCGTAATTTCATTTTTGAACAAAATGATGCTATTACATGGGGTCAAGTTTCAGGTGCAATTGTAGAATTCCTTGAAGTTATCAAAAACAGAAGAGGTTTGGACAGTTACTCTGTTGACGTTGGTGCTACTGATTATGAAAAGAAAACTAAGAAATTTCATGTTGATGTTATTTTGCAACCAACAAGAGTTGTTGAACAAATTGAATTGAATTTCTACATTCAATAATTTTAACCAAAAAAAGACCTGGAGAGAAATCTTCAGGTCTTTTTTCCGTCGTTAATCAGAGAATTTTCCTTCTTTATAAATAAGACCAACAAAGTTAAATCCGAAAATTAAAAATACAAATGAAAGTTCTGGAATTCCAATTATGGTAAAACATGTTGATAGAAAGAAAATAATTATATTAGAAATTATGTATTTTTTAAAACTCATTTATCTTCCCAAGAGGTACGACTGACATTGAGTGTTTAACTGAACCGCCCAACAGTTTAGTAGTATAAACGACGTAAATCAAAACATTCCTCTCCGAGTCATACCACCGAGCAATTTTCATAATTTTTGTCCCAATTGATTTTCTAAAATGTCCAATATCCTTATTAACACTCTTATTAATTAATAGTTTCCCATTACTTACTGGTATTTCTCCAGTTAGACGGCATGAGATTGAGCAATTACTTGGATCAGTTATAGCAAAGACTTTCCCAGATTTCACTTGTGTCATATAAATACTGACAAATGGATTCTGTGGATCGTCAATTCTTATAACTTTAATAATGTCATCTCGAGGACCGATTCGGTCAACACAGTTTACATCACCGATTGTTTTTGCTGAAGCAGCGATGGCGGGTAGGGAAAAAAGAAAAATTAATATAATGGATAAAGCGACAATAAAAGATTTTTTCATTTGCTTAATTCCTTTCGTCATTTAAGGTTAAAAGTTTAACTATCTAATCTACCAATCTCTTTAAATTTTTTATTTATCTTATTTTGATATTCATGAATATCATTTGCAATTTTTAGAGATTCATCAATAACGTTTTGATTCATCATTTGAAACAAATTAACTATAACAATATTAACTCGCTTTGCTTCTTGGCCTCTTATATAAGTTAGATATCCTTCTCTCATATTTCTATTATATTTTTTAACAAAATCTTTGTATTCCTCCATACTTTTTCGTAGAGGATTTGAAATGGTTTTTACAATAAGACCCAACTCGTCTAGAATTGATAAAAGGTAAAATCCTACAACAGGATTTAATAGAGCATTATTTAAGAGACTAGTAACTGGTGAAAATCTAATAGCATCTGCTATTTTCTTAATTTGGTTTAACTCAACCCCCTTTATATCAAATTGCCCAACTTGCTCACGTAGAGTTAGAAAATTTCCAATATCAAAATCTGGAGGTACGGAAACAAATTCAACTAAGAAATAATTCTCAACCATTACATTAAGTTCAGCTCTATCATTAGGATCATCAAGATTCATATTCTTCTCCTTAATGTCTGCTGATTTTGATATGTTTAAGTTTATAGAAGATGTCTCCATGTTCAATTTCTGCAAAGTATGGACCATCTTCATCACTATATTCGAGAATATAGATATAAGATTCATTTGGAATTCCTTCTAAAAATTCTTCAGCTCTTTCAAATCCTGATTCATTTTTTCGTAATTCTATTTCTTTCAGGAATTGGAAAAACCAAGAATTATATGCGTTTAATTTGTCTATTGTAATTTCTTCTCTCTCACAAAATTTTCTTTTATATATTTCATAATCTGTTCCAAATGTAAGTTCTGAATCTGAAGAAAGTTCTCGAGCTACCATAATCAGAGCATTTTCGCTGCTTTTAAGATATGGTCCACAACTTATTGCATCTCTATAAATAGTTTCTGAATATTTTTTATGGATAAATTCTTCAACATCCTCTAAAGTTTCAATTTTCTTTGGCCATGCAATTATGAATGTGGAACTAGATGAATTTGTTATAAAAGATGTTTTAAATTTCATATTAAGTTCCTTTTAAAATAACGGACATTTTCTTGGGTTAAAAGTTAGTGAAGATCGAAAATCAGTAAAGACTTTTGAATGGTTCCAAATATTATAGATATCTTGCTTATCTGTAATATTAACAGCAAAGAATTTTGGATTTGCAAAACTACATGGCATCATTTTCATATCTGGAGATATATATGCTGATTGTCTGGCCCCCTCACATGTATCTATTGATAAAGATTGAATTTTATCTGGTTTTTCATAATTTAAAATTTTATTAACTAGGCAGCTATCAATTCCAACCATAAATTTACTTTTTGGTCTAAAGATATGATTTGAGAATTCTTTTAATTGAGAACTTGTAGGATTCCAATCTAAATTTTTTCCAGCACCTTGAGGTTTAAATAACAAGAATAAAACTGAAAATAAATTGTCAAGATCTACTTTTCCATTCCAAACATCATAACCTTGTAAAATTTTGATAGCTCTATCATGGGAATGTTTAGAATAAATTGAATGTATGCAAACTCTAATCCCTGCATTTGTTAAATCTTTTATTGCCTTAAAAGTATGATCTTTTCCATAATCACTAACTCCAATTGCACCACAAAGTTTTGATAGCTTTACTTCTTCTTCTGTTAAATTAATTCCACTTGTTGTGTAATTTGGAACAACTTGATTTGCTCTACAATAGACTAAAATTTCTTTAAAATTTTCATGCTTATTTGGATCTCCCCTGCCTCCTAATGCTACTTGATTAACATGATGTTTGGTTTGATCTATGATCTTTTTAAAATCATCTAATTTCATATTTGGTCTGTTGATATGCCCTTGGTAACAAAATTTACACTTATTTTGACATGTCCCCATAACACCAATATCAAGTAATGAAGGGAGTTCCAAATAAAAGGGGTCAGGGTATCCATTGACACCTTGTAAGATTTCAAACCCTGTCATTTCATTAAATAATAATTCGTATTTATCATTTGAGAATTTCTTTGTAAAAATTAGAGCTCGTTTCTTTGACATGATAACTCCTTATAATTCTTTGAGTGTTGTTATATCAAATTTTTCTTGTTTGTTTAAATCTTGTAAATCTGATTGCTTATCTTCCTTCTTCTCTTCTTTTTCTGCTGTTTTAATTTTTTCTTTTTCTTCTTTAATAGCTTCTTTTAGTTCATTAGTGATCTTTGCTACCTCTGGACCCAATGACTCTTTTGCATCTTCAATTAATTTTTTTGTTTCTTCTTTTATTGTTTTAGTGTGTTCTTTAACAGTTTCAACTACAGCAGATTCTTCTTTTGGTTTTTCTACTTTTTTCTCCTTATTATCACTATCACCACCAAAGATTAAGTAACCAATCCATGCCGCAAAGATAAGTGAACCTATCCCAAATCCTCCTTCGCCACCTCTAGCCATTTTAACCTCCTTACCAAATAATTATTTTTTTAAGATTTTTATATTCTGGCCAAATCCCTCTGATTTTTTTCCAAGCATCTTTTCTATTTTTAGCTCGTACAAAATTGAGATATGGTGAGAATGTCAAAATATAGTAGTACTTCTTCATGATTTTTTCCTTTGTTAAAATCCTGCCAAATTTCTTCGTTTTCTTTCTTTTTCCATTTCTTTATTTTTTTTACTAAGCATTTCTTTTACCTTTTCAGGTTCGAAAGGTGGTATTTCTGATATAGAAGCAAGTATAAAATCATGAACACTTCGTGAGTCATACATAAGAAACTTCTCTTGGTATAGCATATTCAGAATAAAATAAAGATTTGATGCTGACTTTCCTGACAATAATAAATATGATTGAACTCCATCTATAACTAATATTTGATCTGTAGCACCCATGCAGTTTAAAGTTACATATATCTTTAGTGGACATACTGTTACTTGACCGCCGCCCATCTCATCAAAACCCACAATTTGAAATTTGTTAAATCTCTTCTTGTCGATGAATGCCCAAAAGAATAATCTTCTTGCTTTCTTCAACCATTCTTTGGGTAGTTCGTCAACAACCTTGAAATCAAACTCCAGTTGTTCTGATTCTTCTATTACGTTAGGCCAAAATTGTGCTTTTAAACCAAATCTTTCTACTTGACTTTCTTTAGACATAGTAACCTCCTTAAAAATAAAATAAATTTCCTTTCACTAATTTATATATATAGTTAGTGTCTAAAATAAATGACGAGATATGCTCCAAGTTTTAGAACAAAATATAAATCTTATCGTTTATAATTTATTGGTATTTGAATATGACTCTTGAAAGATATTTGGATAGAATCCAATCTGTGGAATCAGTTGGAGATTTTGCTATTGATTCGTTTCCAGGAGAAAAGAAAAAGAAAAAGAAAAAACTTATAAGAGTTAGTTACCCAAATGAAAATCAGTCAATTACGTTTAGAAGAGCAATGATTGATCTTGATGAGACCATTCATAAGTATTCAAAAGGATTCCAAGATGGTTCTATTTATGATGAACCGTTTAAGGGAGCCAGAGAAGCTATTAATTGGTTAAAAGATCAAGGGTTTCAAATTGTTATTTTCACTACTAGAGCATCTAAAGAAAATGCTCTAGAAATGGGTTATGATGTTGAGAAACAGATTAAAAATGTTGAAACTTGGTTAAATGACAATGATATTTATTTTGATCGAATTACTGCTGAAAAATTAGCTGCTGATTTTTATATTGATGATAGAGCAGTTTTTATTAGAGACGGCAATTGGAAGGATGTTATGAATACCATTAAAAAAATAATAGGGTATCGTCATTAACTTGGAGGAATGAATAATGGCTATAAAAAATTCATTTATTAATGTACCAAATAATCGACTAACGAGAAATTTTGGTGGAACTGTAGCTGGTGTGGCAGATCCTTATATTACAGGTTATCATTTTGTGTATTTTGCAAAATTGCCTAGTAATTTGCCAGGGTATGCTTCATTATCAGATGTCGGAACTATTCAAAATCTATTAGCTGGTGCATGTTTATCTGTAACTCCGCCTGGTGGAACATTAAACAAAGTTGAATTTACTGGACTTGGTGGAGTAAAGTGGGCAGTTCCAGCAAATATTGATTATGGAAATTCTGTATCTGTTAAGTTCTTAGAATTTAATGGAACCCCACTTTTGAATATTATGCATGGTTGGGTAAAAATGATTCGAGATTATAGATCAGGTACAACTGATTTAATCGAAGGTGAACAGCTAGTTGGTTATTCAAAATCTACATATGCATGTTTGATGTACTACTGGACAACAGCACCAGATGCTAAGACAGTTGAATACTACGCTTGTTATGATGGAGTTTTCCCAACTAAGGATCCACAAGATTTGTTTACAAGTGATGTAGAAACGGTTGGAAGACTTGATGTAGAAATTGAATTTAATGTTGATTATATTTGGCATGAAGACTGGGTGAAAGATAAATGTCAATCACTTGCTAATAGTGTCTACTCAATTAAAGCAGACGTTATTGAAAAATACGGTGATACAGTCAACTCTGCCACATAATTATTAAGGAGGAATAAATTAAAATGAAGGAATTATTTTTAAAGGAGTTTACATATGAGTATATCCTTCTTCATGATAATCTTACGTCTGATGAGAAGTTAGCTTTAGGAGAATTAGTTAAGGATGCCTCAGAGGAACAAGTTAAGGCATTATTGTTATGCGGCGAATTTAAGGAAAAATTAGAAGAAGGCGAAAGTGAGTTTGTTCAAGAATTATTTGAAGAATCTGGTATGGGTCAATTATTGAGCGAAACTGAAGCTGTATTTAGTGAAGTTGATGTAACAAAAATTGGAAGTGCCTTGGTCAAAGGTGGTCAGGTACATCCTGGTAAAGGTATTATAGCTAAATTAGCTTCAAAATATGCCAGTTTAAGAGTTCCAACAAAAGATGTTGCTGGATTAAAATTTTCTACTGATACAGGCGCTTGGTCTTCTAGTTATAAGCAAGCTGTGGATGCAATTCAGAAAGCAAGTGCGGCAGCTAAACAACCTGGAGTGCAAGCTGGTGCTGCTGTTGCTGCTGCTGTTATGGCAACTCTAGTTATCTTGCTTGCGAGAAAAGCTTACCGAGCATATTTAAGTAAAGCTGCTAGAGCTTGTATTACTAAGACTGGTCCAGCTAAGAATGAGTGTATCAGAAAATTTAAGATTGAAGCTATTAAAGCGGAAATAGCTCAGTTACAACAAAATAAAGCAGCTTGTGATTACTCTAAAAATCCAGAAAAATGTAAAGCTAAACTGGATAAACGAATTAACAAAGTTAAAGCTAAGATTCAGACAACTTTAATGAAGAAAAAACCAAGATAAAAATAAATGTGAATTGAAAGGAGATAGATTCAATGTTTAAAGGGTTCGATATAAAATACCCTGAATATGAAGTGATTACACCACAAACTGGTTTATCTTATAATATAAGATCACTGAATGTTCAGGAAGAAGAAAGATTAAAAGGAAGTCTATTATCACCAGTTAAAGTTAATGAGCATCTTAATAAATGTATTTATGAAGCGTTAACAAAAAAACCAGAACGTATTACAACTTATGACTCATTTCTTAAGAATACTACATTAAAAGATCGTGATGCTCTTCTGTATGGTTTATACCATATTACTTATGAAGAAATAAGAAACTATGATGTCTTTTGTATGTCATGTAGAAGGCAATATCCAGTTACAGTAAAAGCATCATCTACATTCAATATGAATCCATATCCTGGAGGGGATGATATTCTTAAAAAGGAAGTTAATGAAACTATGCCAGTTTCAAAAGTAACTGCCTTCTTTAAACAACCAACGTTGTTTGATGAGATGATTCATTTCCAAGGTGGTGGAATAACACCTGATAATATGGATCTTCTTATGGAAACTCTGATTATTACCAAATTTCAATATCAACCAGATGAGGGTGATACAGTAGTATATTCAGATAGAGAAGATATTATTGATGCTTATAAATCATTACCAGCAAGAGATAAACGAGCAATCTATAACAGATTTAGAGAAGAGTTCGGTAAATACGGGATTACTTTAAGAATGGTCAGTACATGTATTCACTGTGGTAAAACTGAAGAAATTGATATTGATTTGGTGGACAACTTTTTTCGTATGGTGCACTCAATCTAATACAATTAATAATTATCGTAGTGGACTTGACAAAAATGTTTATTCTTGTATGGAGATGAGTAAACAATCATATTCAGATGTGATGAAGATGCCAGTTAAAAAGTTCTACGATTATCTAAAATGGAAGAGCGACCTTGAAGAAGAAAAACGAAAAATGATTCTTGAGGAGGTCGGTAAAAGATAAATGAGTGCAATTTCAAAATATTTAAATGAGTTATATCTTTACGAAGAAATAAGTTTCATAGATGAGAGTTTTGTGTCGTTAGCCAAAAATATTGGAAAAAGTCAAATTCTTAAGAAACTTCAGTTAGCTAGTAAAACAAAAGATTTAAACTCTATCAGGAGAATTTTATCAGCTGTTCCAAAGATCGATCCAGATAAATTGAGGATTATTGGTAAAAAAGCTAATAAGGATTTTGATAAAGCATACAAGATAACAGAAAAAGAATGTAAAGAAAAATTTCCAAAATTAAAAGGCGATTCTCTAAAATATTTTTCACTCATTGTTACGCCATTTGTAGTTGTAAGTAAAAATATGGAAAAAACCTCAAAAGATAAGGTATCAATGTTATCAAAAAATGCTAAAAAGTTCGGTGGCGGTGAAGCAACTACTGGGATGTTTCTAGCTATCTTAGCAGGAATTTTTGGAGCTGCAGCACTGGCAAATGTATCACTTTTCACTTTGTTAATTGGAATTGTTATTGCTGGTTTTGCTGGTTTATTCATCATTGAGGGAGCAGCAGGATAATGGCAAATTTATTAGATAGGTTTAGAAAACAAGTAGTGGGTTCTGACGTTAATATATACGATTTTTTAGCAAAGGTAACATCTAGTGGAGATTTTAAACGAGTAAAAGATATTGATGTTATTATTAATTCATGGAATAATATTTTATTAACACCCAGAAGAACATATATTCACGATCCAGATTATGGGAGTGATTTATATTTAATTGTTTTTGATCCTGTTGATGATTCAACTGTTGAACGGATAAAGGAAGAAGTTCAAGATAGATTAGCTTATTATGATGATCGCGCAACAATTCTTGATATAACTGTTTCATTAATGGCAAATGGTAAAGGTTTCACTGTAGATATTTTAGCTGAATATGAAGGCGAAGAAGCTTCTCTTTCTGTTAAATTTGACGATAGTACTGTTTTGGGTCAAGAAGGAAATCAAGCATTACTTACAGCATAAGGAATAAAAATGAGTACACAAAAGTATCAACGTATTTATGATTATATTCATGAATATCAACAATTAATATATGATTTTTATAGCAAAGATGTTGTTGCTTTTCTTACAACTTTTTACCATATTGATGTTGCTGATACTATCTGGGAAGATGAAAATGTATTTGCTGGTTCTTATGACCGTGTTGGAGAATACTCAGGTGTAAAATGGAATAAAATACTTTTACTCCCTGTTTACTATATTGAAGAAGTATCAACAGCATTTGACGCACAAGATATTGGATACATTAAAGAAAATGATTCAACATTAGTTATACCAAGTACATATGGTTTTACCCCATTACCAAATGATAAGATTAAATTTGAGCAAGCATATTTAAGACCCACTAATGATATTTATCCTGTTTTCAATATTGGTGGTGTCGAGAAATCTGTTAACGCAGATAGACTTTTTTGGAAAATGAAAGTTCATACTGAACAAAGTGTTACTATAACTCAGCTAGAACAACAAGTTTCAGATGTTTATACTTTCTTTGAGTATGACAAAAAAATTCATACTATTCCAGATGCAGAATTTCTATCTAAATTATTAGCAAAAAATGAAGATTTAAGGGAAATAGCTAAAAATAATTTATATGACTCAAGGAGTGGTTACTACTTTGTAAATAATGTAGTTGCTCCATGTTAAGTGGAGAATAAAAAATGGCAGATCTACCATCAGAGCAAATTTATAAATCTCGTGATCAAATAAGAAATCAAATTATAACATTGCTTAAGCAGTATATGGAATTAGAGAATGTGGATCTAACAAAATCTTCATTTTTATCATTCCTTGTTGAAGTTCTTTCAACTAATACTAGTAACCTATTATTTTATCAAATCTCTGCTTATAGAGAATTCTTTTTAACACAAGCTCAACTACCATCATCTATCTATAATTTAGCAGCATTTTTAGGTTATAATCCACAAGATGCTACCCCATCAGAAGTAAATGTTTTATTCACAATGCCATTATCTTTTCAAGATCCTACTGTTTCATTTACAATTGGTGAAGACTGGACTGTAACCGCTGAAGGTGGTGTTGAATTTAATACATATTATACTACAACTATAACGGTCACAAATAATTCACAAGTTTCAATTGTTGTACGTGAAGGTAATAGAACATATAACCTTCCTGTAACAATTGAATCTGGTCAATGTCTTTTTGTTTTACCTTTTAGACAAACCTCTTCATCTCAGCAAGAATTTCAAGTATCAGAAGATCTTCAACAATATCAATTTGTTTCATTTGAAGTTCCATTCTCTGGTCAAATATCAACTCAAACAGTAGAAGTTAGACCAGAAGGTTCTACATCTTGGCAATTATATTCTGAAGTTGCCAGTCTTTTTTTAATGGATGAATCTACAAAAGGATATGTTTCAAGACGAACAGATGATGGAATAAGTTTACAATTTGGAAATGGACTTATAGGTTATCAACCAGAAGCAGGCGCTACAGTAAGAGTTACACTTGAACTTACAGATGGAGCTGATGGAAATGTAATTGCTGGTTCAATAACATCAGGAGATAGAATTTATAATACAGCTTTGAGTGGAATTACAGAAGTTGTGAATTATTCAATAACTAACCCTTCTCCTGCGGTAGGTGGAGAAGATGAGGAATCACTAGAACAGATAAGACAAAACGCCATTACAAATTTAACAGCATTGGAAAGATTAGTAAGTGAGAATGATTTCATTAATGCAAATATTATTATTGATGATTCTCCAATTGGGCAAAATTCACTTCCAGTATTGAAAAGATCAGATATTAAAGTTAATGAGATTGCTTTATTTTCAATTATATTATTTGCTTCTGATTTAGTTCCAACTAAAAATGTCTACGAAACTTTTTACACTACTTTTATTCCAAGACAAACGGTTATTACTAAAGATTCTGTTGATTATTATACTGTCTTTGATATGGAAATAGATTCTTTAAATTCTGTTGCTGAATACACTTATATTCTATATGAGATTGAACAGATTCCAACTTTAGTTACTAGTTATGGTTCAGAATACGATCTATATACTGATCTTTTAACTGTTACAAGGTCAGGTTCACAAGCAACTTATGAATTACAATATAAAACTACAGAATCTGACTATTTGGCGACAGAGTGTCAAATGGAGATTTCAGAAACTGGCGTAACTTATAATATGGTTAATGATGGTACTGCTTTTGTTTTAACTTTCCCAGATAACACAGTTATTCCAGAAGGAAATCTTACTTATTTCTTTACTATTACTCATCCTTCTGGACCAATAGGACAGTATTCAGCACAATTTATTTTTAGGTTATCACTAGATGACTTTGAGATGTCAAATGTTGTGGCTCCTGATTCTACATCGTATATAGTATATGATATACCAGTTGTACGTAAGAGTTATTATGATAGCGTTGTACAAAGAGATTTTGAAAGTCAAGTTTTGCAGACCATGCTTACGACAATGACATTTAAAGATTATAGGATGTTAACTGATTTTATTAATTTTAAGTTTGCTAATACTACTGGTAAACTAGATAATATGCAATTAAATGAAGTGGATTTATTAGCTGTGATAGATATGTTATGTGACCCACCCACCTCTGGAATTGAAGGTGATAGATATATTGTTTGTAATGGAACTGGTTCTTGGTATGGATATAATGATTATATTGCTACATTAGCTGATTCGACAGCTATGACTTGGGTATTTACAGAACCAAAAACTGAACAGATGCTCTATGTTACAAATAAAGGATTAAAATATATATACTGTGAATCTGGTTGGAGAGTTCCATCATATAATATTCCACTAGAGATTGAAGTTGACATTTTTACTTCAAGTGAATATTCTGGTACATTAGGAGATTTGACTCAAGCTATTCGTGAAGCGATCGTTGATGCCTTTACTGATCGTTTTGGAATAAATGCAGATATTTATCGTTCAGAGATAATTGATGTTGTTCAAGGAGTTGACGGAGTCGAACATTGTAGATTGGTGAAACCTGAATCAAGCATCTTCTTTAATTTTAATGTTAATAATTTTACACAAGAAGAATTACTTACATATGGTCCTGAGTATGTATATTTTACTGAGGATTCCATTGCTATAAGGATTTACTAAAAATATGGAAGAAATATTAAATAAGGTTACCAGCAACTTAAACCCTCTTAAGAGATTTATTGTGGGTAAAGCGGCTGCCGAATTATCTGCTCTCTCTAAACCTTGCTATTATCCTAAAACTAAAAAATTTCCATATGAAATTTTACATCTACTAAAGGTATCTGAAAAAGATTTCAAAGCATTTATTAAACGAAATAATAAAGGAACAAAAGCTGAAAAATGGCTCCTTCCAAATGATCTTGGAACTTTTTTGCTTACTTTTGTTATGCATTTATTCTTAAAAAATAGAGATCGTTCTACATACTCAGCTGCTTTAGTATATTTCTTAATTGTCCAATACTCTAGATTAATGAATAAGCAAATGAAATATTGTTATGAAGATACTTTCAAATATACTTTAGATAATATGACAAAAACACATTTATTTGCTAGAGAAAAGACTATACCCAACAGTTTATTCTATTTATCTACTGCCTTACAAAAATCATTTACAGATGACATAAAGAATTGGGATAAAGATGGTATTCTTGCATTTATGTCTGAAGCTCGTAGTAGAATATCTCAAAGTATAAAAAGTTTTGCTGCGAGTTATTATAAAAACAGAAAAGCAGGAGCTGCTATCAAGACACAAGAGGAAGAAACAGACGACGAATCGAATGTTTATCAGTATAAAGTATTACAAAGAGGTCAAAAAGCAGTTGACGAGGTCACTAAAAAAATAACTATTTATAGAAGCGTAGACAAAAAAGCACTTGAAGATGCTAAAAGAATTAGCAAAGCTAAAACATCAATTGCGACTCTGATTTCAAATGAAGTGGCGAACGAGAAATACTTTGATAATGTTAAAATTTTATTGCAGTTGTATGTGAAAGGTTTGACTGATATTAAAATGGTATGTGGTAATGAGTACTATTCTCATGTGAAGAAACTTATGGCAATTAAACGAACTACTGCACAACTATATTTTAAATCACAAGTTAATATTTTATTACAGGAAATTTTGAAAAATCTTAAGTTATCAGAAGGTTATAAAAGATATACTAAACAAACTCAATTCATTATAAATTCCTTTCTTGCGTTTTACATTACATCAATCTTCAGAAATTCAATTTGTTCAATTTAGATTTTGAATCCCCTTGGTATTGAGTCAATTAAATCATCAGCGATATCTTTAACTGTTTGTGCTATTCTATCAGGTGGATTTTGTTTCTCTTCATCTGTCGTCTCACTCACAGTTGGTGCTTGATTTTTAACTATTGATGTTATTATAGAACCTACATCAATTCCATGACGAGATTGAACTTCAGAAGTAGTTAAACCTGTGCTACTAAATTTTTTGACTCCACTCTTTTCTGATTCCATTCCTTTTAAATAAGATGATAAAGTGGGACGTCCTGCTGAACTACTCCCAGCTAAAATACTATTATATAAACTTCCAAAATCAATTCTTACATCTACAACTCCCAATTTTTGTTTATATGAAATTTGTTGCTGATCTCCACCTTTTATTACTGTTATATTAGAAATAAAAGCAGGATCTAAATCATAGATACCAGGCGATTGAATCTTATGTATGAATGGCCAACTATATGTTTTACCATCTGCTGAAATTGGGATACCAAGCAACATCAATGCTGCAATTGGACCAATAATATACTTTTTGGTTGATTCTTCACTTCCAGGATTTGGATTATATAATCGAATAGTCATGGTATACGATGGTTGAAAACCACTTGTTTTCCATAACATTGGAAAGTCAATTCTAGATCCAGCTGCTAATGCTGAAACCATTTTCGCTGCTCCAGTTGCTCCTGGAATTGATGATAAAACATTTGAAGCAGCTTTTTGTGCTGTTTCCAATCCTGTAGCTATACCTTTTCCAATTGTTCCGCCACCCCTTTTTAGTCCTTCTGTCATTCGGCCAACTGCTTCTCCTGCTGATCTCGCACCCATAATTTGCATTAAAGAAGCTGCCTTTTCAGACGCTACATCAGTAAATGATTGTAAAAAGTTTTCACCGTATTCATTCGTAAAACTATCAGTTGGAAAACTATCAGCTTGGAATGCAACCAATATACAACCTTGGCTCATTTGATTGGAAAATTGATTTAGAGTAAACCCTTCATTGTTAAGTAATCTCATATATGAAAGTGAATTTTTATTTTTTCCTGCTGTTTTGAATGCTGAAACTCGTCTAAATAATGTTATACCCTCG